CCTGCCCTTTGTTGCCCGTATCCCATGCAACGAAATAGCCGGTTTCGGCGATGCGACGGCAAAGCGCGTCCGGCGTATCAATGGGCGTCGCCTGTTCGGTATAGCAAGTGCAGCGCTTGACGTTCGCCACGCACCCGACCGGATAAGGCGCGCGAACCGGCTTCGTAATCTCGTCATAAACCGGCGCGGTATGAGGCAAGCCGATCAAACGAGGTTCCTGTTCGGTGATCCACTCATTAAGCGTTTTGCGGCGCACTGGTCGCTCGCCCCGGCCCGCCTCCTGCCCCCATGCCGCCGCCGCTGCCATCTGTTCCGGCTTCTCCAGTTTCGGGCCTTCCGCCTGACGCTGATACCAGCTTACGAAAGCCCAAACCAGCGCAGCAAGAAGTAACGGAATCGCCAGCAAAAAGAACACTCGCGGAGGAATCCGCGCCTTGTGCGTGTGGATCGTCGCGGACTTGTACGCATCAAACAGTTCTTTTGGGTAAGCCCGCGTTTCGCTGACCGAATCGGCGCGAGTCTTATCGCATTGCTCTTTGACCTGACCCCACTTGTGCAGGGTCGCCATGCCTGCCCCGAAAGCGCGAACGACATGCACATGCTCGCCCGCCAAGCGCCGAACGTTACTGTCGATCAGCATCGGGTGCTGCGTTATCAGGTAGATATCCCATCCGTTGTGGCGGTGAGTCTCGAACCGAGCGACGTACTCAGGCACCGCCGCACCATTGCCTCGAGGCCGATACAAGGTCTGACACTCGTCATGAACGATGATCGCGCCGTCCGGGCAATCCATCCAGCGCGCCGGGTCCTCAAGAAGTTGCCAGCCCTCAAAGAGTTCCGGCTTTTGCAGTTCGATCCCGTGATAGAACACGGGCCGGTTTTCCTTCTGCGCCCGCTTGCGCACCGTGTCGAGCGTGAACAGCGTTTTGCCTGCGCCCGGCTGCCCCGTGTGTATGTAGATCATCCCGCAGACCTCGAAACGAACATCAGCTTTCCGGCACCATAAACCAGTGAATGCTTAACCAAGGCCGCAGCCGAAATCACCGCTATCGCGTCCGGTATCCGGCAACGCCGAACAATCGCGTACACGTCGCCATTGAGCGCCCCCATATATGAAAAAGCTTGATCAATGACGAACCCTAAGAGCGCATCCATCCCCACCAGATACGCCATCTGCAAGCCAAGGGCGAGCAATACTTTGGCGACCAAGAACCGCATCGCCCAACCCAAGGCCGTGATGATTGCTGCTGCTAATGCTGGCATCAGATGGCCCCCCTGATCGTATTGAACGCGACAATCCAAGCGATCATCATCACCGCCGCGCCGAAGATATCGAGGTAACTGTTGATCAAGCTAAACGGCACCTCGATTGACTTGCCCATGATGACAAACGTTTTGTCGGTAAGCCCTGCGCCGCCGCCTATCTCATTGACGTCGAGCGTTTCCGGGACCTGTATTTCACGACGGTCTAACCCTTCCCCTTCGCCCGTGCCGTCGAACGTGACCATTTCCTCGAACGCTTCCACTACCGCATCAGAAGCCGCCAGAGCACAACGCGTCCGAAGCGTTTGTTCTGCAATCGCGCACTGGATCGGATCGCCCTTGCACTCATGCACCACACGCCCCGGATCGTCGCACCCGCCTTGCCACCCGCCCTTGCCGCCACCGCAAACCGTTGAATCGGGATTCGCTTCGCAGTAACCGTCCGTGGTCTGCTCCTGTGTTTCCGTTGTCGTTTCCGTCCCCGTTACCGTACCTGTCGAATCCTTATGAACGACAGTCGTCGTCGTCGTGGTCGTCGTCGTGTTCGTTGTGTTATTGACGGTCGTGTTCGTTGTCTTGGTCGTTTCCGTCGTGCTGCCGTCCGGGTTCGTTTTCGTTTCGGTCTTGGTGTCGCTGCTGTTGCTCGGCGGGCGATTAATGCAAACCGGCACCCCATTAACCGTGCCGCTATCCTGCCCTGCACCGCAGCCGCTTGGCGTTTGATCAGGCTTATTGGGATCGGGTTCAGGATCGGGTTCCGGGTCCGGTTCCGGCGGAGTACCACCATACAAGCATTGCCCGCCGCCCAAATTTCCCGGCGAAACCGGATCGCCATAGTCCGCCGGGCACGCCGCTTGATAAACACCGCAGCGCGCATCAAGGTTATTCACCGACGCAACTACACCGCCGGATTCCATGCATTGCGGCGTAGCGGCGTAACAACTTTCCGTCGGCTCGAACAGCCCACCAACCGTGTTATTGCCGCCCCAATACCCGCCCGCACTCTCGCACTGTTCCTGCGGCGTTTGGTCCGGAACGCACTGGCCCGTGCTATAGCTCCCAGTCGTACCCGCTGGACACTCGGGAGCACTTTTACAGATCGAGGTCGAACTATTGAGAGTGCCACCATAAGGACACCACAACGCCTTCATCACGTAATAACCGATGTAGCTATTATTCGATACGCGGTAACAGTTCCAATAATTCGTACCATTCGGCACCGGATATGCATTATCGCCGCACGCCTGCTCGACAGACGCGTAATAGGTCGAATTCGAACTTCGGAGATAACCATCCTGCCCGACGTAATCACGGGCCAGCGCAAGCATAGGAGCACCGATAAGCAGCACGCCCACCATGAACCAAATCAATCGGCGAAGATGAGCCATGCTGCCCCCAAGTAACAAACCAGAACCCACGTTCCCATTTCCGACCCCCTGACGTGAAAAAGGGCGAGCCGAAGCCCGCCCCCGGCGTTCAACTGGTGCGCAATTACATTGCGCGGCGGACCCACTTGAAAACCTTGATGCCGACCATGACAAGCAGGACGGCGGCACCGATCGCGGCGATCGGAGCTGCAGCGCCTTCGATCTCAGTGACGATGGAAGTCACATCCGGCGCGGCAGCCAGAGCGAAACCCGGAACAACGGCCAGACCGGCCACAGCGAAGTTGCGAAGTTGCTTCATGTCGAATCTCCTTTTTCATCGACGTTGAGGACACGGGCGAGAACCCGGAAAACATATGCAACCGCCCAAACCAGCAGGACCGCCCCGCCGACTTGTGCGCCTTGCTCGGGTGTCAGGGCGAACGGGCTATTCAAAGCCGCATCGCCGCTGACGAGTACGTAGGAACAGGCCGAGACTTCCACCGGCTGCGGCTGGACGGCGTAGATCGTGCCGTCGGTATCGACCTGAACGCAGATAGTCACGCTGCGGCCTTCTGCGGTGCAGCGACAGGATGCAGACCGCGCACGAACACGGTGAGGCGGCGGTTACGATCGGTGTCAATGTCCAGCTCGATGGCGTACTGGCCCGGTGCGCAGTCCTGCCGTTGGATAAGCGCCTCGGTGTAGACGCGCTTGTTGTCCGGGAGGGTAATCAGCCCCTCGATAATGGTGAAAGTGCGCGACGGGTCTTTGCGGCCTTGAATATTGCGCGCGCGGGTGAGTTCGAACGGGAAACGCATGATTTTTCCTTATGCCGCTAGGGTAGGTTCCCAAACCGGGGCGGCGGTGCCGGTGATGGGGTTGTGTCCGTTGGTGCCCTGCCCGACGCGCCACGGTGCGCGCTGAAGTCGCACGGCCTTGTAGAGTTCCGCGAGTTCCTCCGGCGTGGCTTGCTTTGCCCATGCCGGGGCGACGGCTTGCGTATAGGTGCGCTCGCTTTCATCCAGCGCGAGGAAAGCACGGATCGGTGCGGCGAGCTTCTTTGGGAGTTCGGGCACGTGCAGACGGGCGAGGACTTCGTCCGTTTTCATGCCGAGACTCAGGAGCGCATGAATAGCGCGGCCTGCCTGCTTGCGGGCGTGTTCCACGGCGCGCTCAATGTGCGCCTGGGCGACGTGGCGCACGGTCTTGATCTGGCGCTGTTCGGCGTTGTGGTGTTCAAGGCACTTGTAAGCGCCCGCGAAGTAAGCACCGGGGTTACGGATGGCGTCGATGGGGATCGTGCGCCCGTTGCGGTTGCGGGTTTCGACCTCGAGGCGGAACCACGGCGAATCCGGGTTGCCCTGTTCCTTGCCCTTCTCGTATCCACGGAACAAGCGGCCGGACTCGCGGGAGCCGACATAGAAGGTGCAGCCCTTGCCGGTGCCCATGTCGTCAATCAGGCGCGCAAGCGGGCTTTGACCGCGATGCGGCTTGAAGCCGTCCGCCTCGTATTGGGCGCGACACCAGTCGATGGAGTAATGGTCGCCTTCGAAGTCATCCACGGCATGGTCGATGCGCGTGATGCGAGCTTCCAGCATGTCGAGGGAGTCCGCGACGGCTTCCCAGTCCTTGACCTGCATACAGCCTGCGCCGGTTAGCTCGACGTGGATCGTATCGCCGTTGCCCCCGTAGGCAACGAGGCCGACACCATCAATGTCGATGCGATGCTTGTAGCCGTTCCAGCCCTTGCCGGTTTCGATGATGCGGGCCTCGATCCCGAGCCAGCCTTTCAGCAGGGTTTCGATGACCTGCCGAGCGTTCGCCGGGTCCATCCAGAAGGTGACGCCGAGGAAGTCAATGAAGGCGGTGTTCATTGCCCGCGCTCCTGATACTCGCGCTCGATCTGATCGGCGATATCGGCGAGGCGTAGCGCCTGCGACTTCAGGCGGGCGACTTCCGCCCGGAGTTGCACGACACGGAAGGAGGAACCCCCCGCGACGGCTTGCGCCGCCGGGAGTTGCGGGGGGCTTTGATGGGTGCTGGTTTGTTGCATGGTGCAGTTCTCCCAAACTGGTTGATAACGCCACTACCGAATGAGCGCCGCGACTCTCGAACGCCGCGCTACCGTCGAATCAGGCCCGTATTACTAGACGGGCCTTTGAGGCTTGCGCCCCTCCCCCGCTAATCACCCCCTATGGGGTGGGGGGGGGATTTGTTGGCAACTGCCAACGGCTCGAATTTGTTGGCAACTGCCAACGGCTCGAAATGTATCCGGGTGCTAACAGTGTTGTCAAGTGCTAACAGCCGAGATAGGGTGCATCGACCCATAGGAGGACTTGAAATGCGGACTCAGGATTATTTAGACGCGGCACGCCGCAAGCTGGGTGCCGAATCGAATGCCGACGTTGCGCGCGCGCTTGGATTGAGCCGAGCCGCTCTAACGAAGTACTACAACGGCGAGCGGACCATCGACGATTACACCGCCGCTCAGATCGCCGGGATTCTTGGCGTCGATCCGCTACGCGTCATCGCCCAGGCGAACGCCGAGCGAGAGAAAGACAGCCAGCGCCGCGCCTATTGGGAACGGATCGCAAATTTTGGCGGGATGGCAGCGTCATTAACTGCGGTCGCGGGTGTCGTTTTGTTAACGACAGCGACGGGCGTGGAAGCCGCGCCGCTGCTGGGGTCAGCTATGGCGGCGCTTTGTGTTATGTTAAGTTGCGCCGCTGGCGTGGCACCTACTCAAGCACGCGCATCGCTCGCTTAAACGTGCGCTCGCAGTTCGGGTGCCGCAAGGCGCGGCAAACGGCATGAAGCTGGAAAGGATCGACACCCACCGCCAGAAGGCGGTTTTTTTCCGCCCGGATTTTACGCTGCCAAGTGCGCGCAGTCGGGCGACTGGCTGGCCGCGTCGTGCGGAGGCGGAAATAGAGGTAGTGCAGACTGCTGGCCCACTTCGGAAACATGGCAGCATTTTAAAACCGCGCTGGCCCGCGCTTCGCGCAGGCGGGCTGTGCTCGTGCTTCGCACTCGTCCGGCGTTCGCCGGATGGCCTACGGCCACAGACGCCCTACGCGCGGGCCAGCGCGGGAAATGAAGGTGATGTGGTGCGGATCGGCCAAGGGCGGAGACCAGAGCGCGGACCGGGTGAGCCGGTCCGAATAGGCGCGCATGAATCCCTGATCGTCCTACACCGTTCGGCCCGCTGTGCGTGGCTGAGGTCGTGCCTTCTCCCCTGACTGGATGCAGGCCGCTGGGCGTGCCTTCGGCCCACCCACCGACCAGCCCCGACTAAATCACGCTTTCGTCGTGCCTTCGGCCCAACGAAACCGCTCAAGTCGGCCCTACCGGGTCCAGTTGTGTCATCTGGTCGTCCCTGTTCGGTTTGGCAGCAGGCCGGGGGTTTGTATCGCGTGTCGTGCTACCTGATGCCACCGTAAGTCCCCGAAGTCGGAATGAAACCACCCCGCGTATCGTCGCTGTACTGCGGTTCAGCCGTCCGGCCCGCCGTCGGCAAAGCCGCCGCCGGTCCGGTCGCCTGCCCTTTG